AGGAACGCGCCTGGCTGCAGCGCACCTCGGTGGCCGCCCTCGTGCGCCGCGCCCTGAACGCCTACGTGGAGGGCACGGCCGCCGTCCAGCCGGCGCCGCCCGCCAGCGACGCCCAGCACAAGTTCGGAAGTGAGCGATGAGCAACCCACCACTCAGTTTCGACATTGACGCCGGCACGCTGGCGTCCATCGATCTGCTCATCTCCGAGATGGCCGAGCGGGCCCGGTACACGACCGTTCGCGTACCGGCGGTGGACTTCCCGGCATGGCTGGCCGCACTCGGTGCCGACTCGTTCACCGCCCACTCGAGCGAGATCCGCGAGGGAACCGGCGTGCGCATCTACGAGCACGTGTCGTCCGGCATCCTGCGCCGCCACGAGTGCATGTTCGTCGTGTCCTGCGAGCAGTCCCCGTCCGCGTGGGTCACCTTCCCGGAACCGGGCTCGGTCAACCGGTACGAGTTCGCGGCGGTCGCGCGGTGAGCCGGCACAAGCACGAGTACCAGGTGGTGCTCTACGACGCCAGCGCCGGCCACGCCCGCGCCGCCGACCCGTTCCTGCTCTCCGAGTTTCACGCCTTCCACCACGACACCGACACGGACGCGCAGTTCCAGGTGGAGGCGGCACGGCGACTTATCGCCAACCTGCGCGCCCTGGCGGCCGACCTCGAGGTTGGCCTACACCTCACCGAGAAAGGCAAATGATCATGGCCAAGGAAACGGCGGCACAGCGCCGCGAGCGGTACGCCCGACTGCTGGCCGACTACGACGAGCTGAACAGCCGGATGCGTAAGGACGAGCGCGACATGAAGGCGCTTAAGGACCAGGTGCGGGAGATCCCGGCCGGCACCTACGGCGAATGGTTGCGTTCGCTCGGCACCCCGCGCGTCATCACGGACATGGACGCCGTCCGCGAGGACTACGCCGCGCGGCAGCTCGAGCTGCCCACGAAGGAGACGGAACCCCCGATCGTGGTGCGCCACGTCGCGGCCACCAACGTGGGCAAGCACCGTGCCCGGCGGCCGGCATGACCTGGACCGACACCCACGCGAAAGAGCCCAAGGTCACCATTGTGCTCACCGTGCCCACGGCGGACATCGAACAGGTGATGCTCGTGGCCGGCGCGCACGCGGACGGTGATCCGTGGGGCCGAGTGTGCGCCGGCATCATCCGGGCCCTGCACGCCTACGTCTGAACGCACCGCACCCCGCGCCAGCCGTGGACAGGTGGCGCGGGGTGCGTGCTCACCCTGCGGAGGTGGGTCCGCGAGGGAGCCTAGCGTTTCACGTACGCCGTGACGCTCATCAACAGCACGGTGACGGCGGACGCCACGACTTCGGGCACGTCGACACCGAGCATGCCGGCCACCCACACGAGCACGATGGTGATCGCGCCGGCCGTGGTGGCCGCGATGACCTTGGGGATGGGCACGTTGCCATCGATCAGGATTCGGTGCTGCTCGTTCACTGGTAGACCTCCGGGGGAATCTCACCGCCGGGCACGGTGTGCACGGCGTCCAAGTCGGCTTGCTTCCACTCGACCGGCGGGCCCAACAGGGTGCGCATGCGGGTGAACGCCGCGCCGCCCTTGATGTAGCGCCGGCCGGCGCCGCCCGGGTAGGCCGGGCTGTACTCGACCAGGTACACCATGTCGCCCCACTCCCACAGTCCGTTGGGCGTCTTCTGCGTGCTGTCGCCATGGGCGAGTTCGACGTTGGCCACGTCTACCTCCGGTGGTGGTTGGATCGGCCGGGTAATCGCCCGGACCTTGGCGGCCACCCGCGCGACGGCGGCCGGTCCGTCGTTGATCTCGAAATGCATGTCGTCCGGGGTGCGCGAGTAATCGCCACCCCACCGAACCACGTTGTCCACCGCGGCCAGGATGCTGCGGATGGTGTCGCGCTGGCGGGCGGTGAACGTGTCGCGCTTGCCGTAGGGGTGGTGCGGCGCGTTCACGTCCACCGCGGTGCCGCTGGCGTGGTTCGAGAGCCTGCCCCCGCCGGTCACCGGGCGGTAGTTCCAGCCCCAACACCACCCGGGCACGAGCGGTTCGACCTCGAGCCGGAACCGGTTGACCACGTACTCGAGCACCACCGCCACATCCCCGGCCTTCACCCCGTTGGGGAACGTGACGCCCTGCACCTCGAACACCGCGACGCCGATCGAGCGCCGGTCACTGCTCGCTGGCCAGCCGTTCTGACTGGTGGCCATGACCTACACGCCCTCGTCCAGCATGTAGCCGAACGGCCCGGTGCCGGTGACCTCTTGGAAGTTGGCCACCACGGTGGCGTCGTCCACCGCGGCCATGCCGAATCCGAACCACTGGGTGGGGTGGACCTCGAGCCCGTTGACCGAGAGCACGTCGTTGGTGACGGTCACGGCGTCGTTGATCATCTCGGGTGTCCACCCGAACTGGGTAAGCAACTCCTCTACGTCATCTCGGTTCGTGCCGGTCCACTGGACTACCGGGGTGATGTTGGACGGCCGCGGCATGAATCGGCGGATGGCCATTGTGGACTCCTAGTCTCGTAGCCATGTTCCGGTGAAGATGGTCTGGTCACCCAGGGATGCCACCGACGTGTTCAGCGCTACGCCGGACTGCTGGAAACACTGTGCCCGCAGGACATCGTTCACGGCGCACTGGATGTAGAGGGTGGGTGTCGCGACGGCCGCCACGCCGTCGGCCGAGATCTCGGTCTGGATGAATGCGGAACCCTTGACGGTGTTGGCGTCGGCCGTGCCGTTGAGCGTGAGCCGGCACGCCCGGATACCGGTGGCGTTGATAGCGAAACTGGCCTTGGCCGTGACCGCGTACAGCCCGGCCTGATTGATCACCACCGTGTCACCGTTGGGTGGGTGCATGTCCGCGGTGTCAACGTCGTCCTGTGTCCAGTTCATCGTTGTCCACGTGATGTTGGGGATGGACTGCGCCGTGCCGCGCGAGAGCGCCCACACCGGGCCACCGGAGAACACCCGCCACGCCGCCCCCGTGTAGCGGTACAGCCGGGTGTCGGTGGTGCTGAACACGATCTGACCGGTGTACGGCGCCGAAATGTCCACAGTGGACGACACGACGGGAATCGAGGACTCGTTGAGCTTCGTAGCCGTCGGCTTGGTGCCAGCGGCGAATACCTGTGTCAGGGCCATGTCACACGACTCCTACGTAGATCGGGTCTGCCAGCGACACGCCGACACCAACGAGGTGTTCCTTGACGACACCGTTCACCGAGCGCGCCACGGTCATCGTCTGCGTGGGCCCGGCGCCGGCAACGGCCGTGACGGTCATCCGCTCGCCACCCACCAGCACATCGAACGGCTGATCAGCCGCACTCCACGGTGCCCCCGGCGTGGTGATGTCCATTGCCGTCTCGGTGGTGTCGAGCACCTCGTTGGTGGTGGTGTCGTCGGAGTCCAGCCGGAAGTCGGTACCGACCGCGCCGCGCCGGTACAGCTCGTAGGGCACACCCCAGAAGGTGATCATGTGCGTGAACGGGGTGCACTCTTCCTCGTAGCCGATCACGAGCAGATCCACCGGTTCGTACCGGTCCGCATCCTGCATGTTGACCAGCCGGATGGCCGAGCCCACGTCGGCACTCAGGACGGCGGCGCGCAGTGTGGAGTCCACTGTGGACGCCATGAGGTTCACGGTCACCGACTCGAACCGAGCGGTTCGTAGGGTGCCCTTGGCTAGCTGCCAGTCGCCCATGACGGCCAGCCGAGTGTCGGTGCTTGGGTTCAACTCGTAGTCGTCGTCATAGCGGCCTACCCCGCCATCTTCCGGGTCCTGTATGGACATTGGCCCGGTGAGTCGTACGGCTCGGTACTCGCCACCGTCCACGCGCTTCACGGTCAGGTCGTTGCGGGTGTACCGGTCATCGGTCACCGGTCGCAGTGGCGGCGCGACGTGGCCCTGTGCGTAGTCGAGCACGAACGCCGGGGTCTGGTCCACGAGGTCGGCCAGCGCCAGGTAGTCCACTCGGGAAGCGTCGCGCGCTTCCACGATCAGGCCGCCGTCGGTGCGTTCCAGCTCTCCGAGTTGCTCGAGGAATGTGCCGACGTACTGGCGCCCCATGGGCTGTGTGGCGGTGGCCGTCACCGATCCGCCGTGTGCCACCCCCTGCTCGTCGCACACCCGCTGGAACCTGGTCAGCATCCGCTCTGCGAGTAGCCCGCGCGCCCGGGACCAGCTCACGATCAGTTCGGATGATGCGGGCCCGGCCATGCGTTCGCTCACGGCTAGGTGACCGATGGCAACCGGGCCGTTGGCTTCCCCGGCGGTGCCGGCTCCCGAGTAGATGTAGATGTTGCGGATGGGCTGCAGCACCCGGCCGGTGATGGTGCCGATGACCACGCCGTAGAAGTTGGGGAATAGGGCGGCCAGCCCCATGTGCCAGTTGAGGTCTGCGCCGTCGTAGCGGCCGCCGAACTGGACGAGGAATGGGCCGGTGTCCTTGAAGGTCGCGCCGAACAGGCCGCCCGCGCCGGACTCTATTGAGCCGTCCGGGAGGTACAGCGTCCAATCCGATGTAGCCCAGTCCAGGGTGAATACCCAACTGTCCACCACGCAGTCCACGACGACCATGAGGAACTGATTACCATCGGTGGAACTGGCCACAAAGGACACATCCCAGCCGCGGTAGAACGGGCCGGTGATATCGGCCGGAATATCCAGCCGGTCGCCCACATTCATGGCCAGGGTGTTGGGGAGCCACTCGGCAAGTTTGCCTTGCCGATAGGACTGGTTGGGTGCTTTCAAGGACACCAGCGTGGCGGGCACTTCGCCCACGTCGGGTTTCAGCACGCCGGATTCGGGGCCGTCCTCGAGCGGCCAGTACCCGTAGACCTCTGGTGAGGTGCGGGTGGACAGGTAGGTGCGGTAGGGGACACGGATGGCGCCGCGGCCCTGCTCGAGCCGGCGCAGGGTGCCGGCCGCCTCGACCTCGAGCCAGCAGTTCGAGCGGTCTTCGTTCCACTGTGGCGCCCAGACGGGCACGTTGCCCTGGAACCGGGTAGCACCGTCCAGATCCACCCGCAGGGGCGTGTTGCGGCCGAGCAGGCCGTAGTACGGACCGATGGGGTTGTCCGGGTCGAACCGGTTGGCGGCGCCCTTCTGCCGGTTCTCGAGCACGAGCGTGCACGTGGACGGTTGCGGGTCGCTGGACTCGGTGGTGCGGCCGCGGGTGACGGTGACCGGCTCGAGCTGGCGCACCCACTGGGTGATCTCCACCCATGCGCCCCCCAGGTACAGCCAGTGCGTCCAGTCCAGCATCGTCTACACCACCCGGATCTTGCCGAGCCTGATCATGTTCATGATCAGTTGCGCCAGTGCGGTGTCGGTGTTGCCCATGAACCGCAGGCCGGCGCCACCGCCACCGCCCTGGCTGCTGGTCGACACCGTCTCGCCAGCCTGCAAGATCATCATGGTTTCTTCCCCGGGCATGCCGGGCACGGTGCCGCCCGTGTGCATGCGCTTAAGCTTGGGAATGTGCGGGATATCGTCGAACGGGTTAATGTGGTTAACGCCGGTAATCAGCTTGTTGATCTGGTCAATCATCCAGTTCACGGCACCGATGGCCAGGTTGGCCGCGCCCTTGAATGCCGACTCGAAAAAGCCGCCGATGTTGCCGAGCGCCTTTCCGATGGCATTGCCGATGCCCGAGAAGAACGCCGGAATGGCATTCCATGCGCCCACGAGCCAATTGATGGCGCCACCGAATACGGACTTGATGAACGAGCCCACGGCGTTGAACACCCCGATGACGATGTTGCGGAACGTCTCGCTCGTCGTCCACAAGGTGACGAACAGAGCGATCAGGATTCCCAGGGTGATCAACAGGGGGTGTGCCGAGATGAACGTCATGGCGGCGCGCAACGGCCCGGCCATGAACGCCGCGGTGGCCTTCATGGCCGGCACCACGAACTCAGTCAGGCCACCGGCCAGGTCTGCGAAACCTGTTGCCATACCGACAATGTCACCCTCGCGGAATCCGGTCATGATGTCACCGGTACCGGTGATAGTGTCCGCGAGTCCCTGGAACTTCTGTTCGCTCGAGTCGGTGGCCTCACCGAGCGAGTCCAGCCCTCCCGCGGAATCGGCCATCTTGCTACTCGAGCTGTCCACCTTGTCGGCCATGGACTCGCTCGACTGTCCCACTCTGTCGAACGCCTGCGTTAGCTTGCCCTCATCCCCGGCCAGGGTGAGTGTGACGGTGGGCTTACTCGCCATGGTTCACCCCGCGCTGGTAGGGCACGATCATGTCGGTGCGCACCTCGATCTTCGTGAGGCGCATGTCCATGGCGTGCAACTGGTCTCGCATGAGGTCGAGCTTGTTACCGATGGAGTTGGTGGCCCGCGTGGCAGCGTCCACGGCGTCGCGCATGCTGCCCCCGGTGTTGGGCTGCACCTGGTGTTCCACATTCCGTTGGGACACACGGGTTTTCCGTAGCTCCACAATGGCCACGATCAGACCAGCGATCAGCAACACCACGCCCGAGAGGATGGCGGTACCGCCGGGCGAGATCCACGGTTCGGCCTGCTGCACGAGGTTCACTCAGTCCACCTCCACGCCAGCCTCGCGCGCCACCGCGAGTAGCGACTGTTCCAACAGGACGGCCAGATCATCGTGCTTCTCTGCCAGCGACGGGTAGAGGTAGCGGCCGCTCGAGTAGAACTGACGGTGCACCGACTTGCGGACGCCGACCCGGCCGCCGAAATCCAGCCAGGCGTAGTAGGCCGCGCGGGCACTGCCACCGCTCACACGGGACTCGGTGCGGGTCGACTTGGCCTTGACGGTCTTGGCCGCCCGGCCGGATCGGCTGGCGACCTTGGGTCGGGCGGTGTCCGCGATGAGGTTCGCACCCTCGTTGTGAGCCATGCGCAACGACTTGGGAAGGTCGGCGGACAGCTTGCGCAGGTTGCGGTTGAACTCGGCCAGCCCGGCAATGCGGATTGGTTCGACCAGCGCCACCGTGCTCACCCCTTCCGTTTCGCTGCCAGCTCGGCCCGTTGCGCCTTGCGTCCAAAGTAGACATACCACCGGACGTATTCCTTGTGTGGCATGGCTTCTATCTCACCGATGGTCTTACCGAGCTTTTCTCCGAGATGGTGAGCGAACTCGTCCAGCTCTCCCATTTCGAACGCCAGCCACACCGCTTTTTCGGGCACCCTCGGTCAGGTCGGACAGGTCGGAGATCTTGTCCATCACGGCCACCGTGTCCCCGGCCGGCGCGGTGTTTAGCCACTCCCGCACCTCGTCCTTGGTCATTTCGGGGTCGAGCAAGGCGAGTGAGAGCAGCACGGCTTCGTAGTCGTCGGACTCTTTCGCGTCGGACACTTCCCCTTGGGACAGTGCCCGGACGGTCACGTTGCCGATGTCCCCGATCGGCACGGTGTCGGTGGTGTCGGTCGCTCTGCGCTTGAGTAGTTCTGTCTTGTCCACGGCTGGTGTTCCTCTCGGCTATACGGGCTGCGGGGTGTCGTCCTGGGTGCCGGACGGCTGCAGTTCCGCGGTCCAGGTGACCATCTCGGCCACCGGGGCACTCTGGTTGTAGCTGGCCACCACGCAGTCCACCACGGTCTGCGGCTTGGCCGAACCGGTGCCCTCGGACCGGTAGGTGTAGGTGGTGGTGGTGCCGAGCAACGGCTTGATGAGGTTTCGGGGTCCGCCCACGGCGTTGTCGTAGAATCCACCGATCGTGAACTTGCCGTTCAGCAGGCCGCCCGTGAACTCGTGCGCGATGGCGCCGTAGGTGGTGGTGTCGTGGGTGTCGGCCGAGTTTTCCTCGGTGGTCTGATTGCAGTACTGCGAGATATCGGCTGCACCCAACAGGATTGCCGAGAGCCTACCGTGCACTTTGGACATTGCTCACGCTCCATTTCCAACGATTCGAATGGTGAAGATGGCCGCGAGCAGGTCCACGCCGCCGATGGTGGTCACGGCGAAATCCACCGACCGCACATGCGCATCGTCGTAGGACGCCGCGCCCTCGTTGCCGGCGTCGATGCGCGCACGCACGCTGTCCACGCCGGACCCGGACGCATACCGGGCCAGCCGTCGGTGCGCGCTGGCGGCATCGACCTTGCCGGCCACGATGAGCAGGAACATGTCCATGCCGTCGCCACCGCGGCCGTAGACGAGGTCGAACTGGATTTCGTCGGGTAGGCGTAGGAACGCCGCCGGGGGCGTGACCCGATCCGGCGGGTAGGCGGTGGCCGCGGTCAGGTCTGCGATCGGCCGGACCAGCCCGGCCAGTTCCTCGAGCACATCGGGCAGGTTCACCGCGGCACCGCCCGCCGGGTGTAGCTGCGCAGGGCCACCGCTACGTCGGGGTCCAGCCGGGACAACAGCCGGATCTCGCTGCCCTCGGTGGGTGAGCCGGCCACCCCGTACGGGGAGAACCGGCGGATGTAGAACCGGCTCGCCTGCAGCAGGCACGCCTGCACGATGGCGTCCGGGACGGCGGGCCAGCCCCACGTGCCGGTCACGGTGACCTCGTTGCCGGTGGTCACCCCGATGCGGGTGTAGGGGCGGCCGACGGCCGCGGCGTTCGGCGGGGCCAGCAACAGCGGGTCGGCGGCCACCCCGTCGACGAGCAGGCCGGTGGCGGTGGCCAGATCGTCGATGTCCAGCAGGTAGCTGGTGGGCGCGTAGGCCACCGGGCCGGACGCACGCCGTGGGAGGTACCGGCGCGCCTCGAGCGCGTCCACCTTGCCGAACTGGCGACGGGCGAACGTGTCGATGGCGCGTGACGCCGACGAGACGGCCAGCGCCAGCGTGTCCGCGCCTTCCAGCTCGCCCTCGTCATCGATCTGCACGAAGTCGGCCAACTGTGCGGCCGTGCAGTAGTCCGGTGCCCACGGCATGCGCTCGTCTCCCTACAGCGCCGGGTACTGCTCGAGCGGCGCGGCGTCGTCGGCCAGCTCCCGATCGGGCCGGACGGCGTCCACGTCGGTGTCCTCGGTGACCGTGATGGGCTTGCCGGTGAACGGCTCGACCACCACCACCTCGTCCAGCCGCGGTTCGGCCGCTAGGCGCGTCTGTGCCGCGATGATGTCCTGTCGGGTGCCCTCGGACATCCCGAACGACGGGAGCGTGGGAGCCGGCGCGGTGGCCGGCATACCGCCCGCTTCCAGCTCGTCGACCCGGGCCCGCAGGCTCTCGTTCTCGTCCCGCAGGATCTCGTTTTCGGCGGTCAGTTCGGCGTTCGTCGCCATGTCTCACTCCTCGTGTCTGATCGGCTACCGGGCGGCCTTAGGTTCTACGCCACCGGGTCATAGGTGATCTCGCGGACGCCGGTCAGGTCGGTGACCGCGCCGGCCTTGTAGCCCCAGATGCCGATCTCCACGGACTTCACCTGGTACTGGAACTCGAGCTTCTGCGGCGCGGACGCCCAGGCGTGCACCGAGTCGCTGTCGAACAGGTAGCTCGAGGCGGGCACGACTCCGGTAGCGGCCAGCGCCCACGCGGGCAGGAACGCCACGCCGTTCACGTCCAGCCCGGCCCACCGGGTGCGGGCGGTGCCGTCGGCGTTGGCCGGGTTGAGCGCGGGCAGCAACTTTCGGCCGTCGGTGGCCTTGGCCGCCACGAGCGCCTTGTAGAGATCCACCTGGGTGAAGGCGTTATCCATCGAGAAGCCACCGCGCACGAAGTTCAGCAGGGCCAGCGCCTCGGTCAGCTCGTCCACCAGGGCGTCGTCGGCGGCACCCGGGGTGAGCGCGATGGCGGTCGGGGTGACGCCATCGAGCAGGGACACGGCGAACGCCTCGAGTGCCTCGAACCAGCCCTTCACCATCTGGGCCCAGATCAGGTTCGACACCTGCGGGGTGCCGCCCTGGTCCCAGACTTCCCGCATGATCTCGACCTTGCCGGACACCGCCGACGGCGTCACGGTCTGGTTGGTGGTGGTGAAGTTGCCCGACGTGGGCTCGACACCCTGAGTGTGGTTGGCGACCAGCCCCGACGCGCTGTTGAACTTCGGGAAGAAGAACGGCGTGATGTTCGTGAGGGTGCCCTTGCTCACCGCATCCCAGATCGGGTAGCGGTATTCGCGCTGGTCCACGTACATGTCGGGCCGGTTCTGCGACGGATTGAGCGAGCCAACGTCGCCGGTCTCCACGCTGAATGCCGCGGTGACGAACTTCGTGCACCGCTCCCGGGCGGACAGGTCGCCGTTGGCCGCGGCCACCAGGTCGGCAGAGAACTCGTGCGAGCCGGTGGTGAGGTTGCCGCGCCGGTCGAACCGGTACGGGGTCGGGTCCTTCACCACGGCGGGGCCCGCGGCGAACGTGGTCGGGTCCACCACGGCGGGCCCGGCGGCCGGCGCCGCGGGCATCTGCACGTTGAGTCCCAGGTGGTTGGCGAGATCGTGGAACGCCTTCACCTGCTCGTCGGTGAACGTGTGGCCGTCGGCCGGCGTGGCCGCGGGAGCGGTGGCCGGCGCGGCCGGCGCGGCCGGCTGAGTGGTCGGGGTGGTCACGGGCTTACCTCCTGGTGTGCGACTCGCGGCCACTTTGGTCACGCGGGCATCGTCGAATGCGGGCATCGGCGTGGTGGAGATCTCCCGCAGGGTGGCGTTCTCCACGTCGTACACGCCGTCATCGGCCTGCGACACGTCGCCGTCGGCCGGGTCAATCGAGAAGTCGACGCCGATGGACAGGCCGTCGTAGACGCCGTCGGCCGCGAGCTGCAGCAGCTCGTCCCCGGCCGGGCCCTTGGACACGGACAGTTTGGCGGTCAGGCCGGCGTCGGTGTCGGACAGCTCGAGCGCCTTCCCGACGGGCTGGTAGTGATCTTTGAAGTGCTTGACCCGGGACACGTCGGAGTAGGTCAGGCTCCCTTTCTTGAAACGGACTTTCAGGTAGCCGCCGGACGCCACCCCGTACGGGACGGCAAGGCCGGTGATGGTGCGGGACTCGGTGTCGACCGAGAACGTGTGCCCGGATGCGCCCTCGAACGCGAACGTGCGCAGTCCCTCGTCCTCGAACCGGTGCCCGGCGCGACGGCGGGCGGCCACCCCGGCGGGGAGTGGGGTGACCGTCCCGCCGTCTCCCTCGTCGGCGGCCGCGGGGGCGACGGCGGCCGGCTCGGTCATCGGCCCCCACTTCTCGGACTGGCGGATCTCGGACACGGTCATGGCTCCCATCGATTCGGCCGTCTGGTACACGTTCCACCGCTCGGTGGGGTTGGCCTTCATGTAGTCGTCCAACTGGAACTCGACCGTGTACCCGCGCCGGGTCACGTCCGGCATGGACAGTCGGTCGGTGACCGCACGCATGTACGGGGCCAGCACGTCGTTGATCCGGTCCCGGCGTCGGTCCACGGCGTTGGCATAGGTGCGGGACGTGGTGGAGATCCCCAAGTCCTCGGGGTCAACGCCCAGCTCGTTAGCGATGGACAGGCCGGCGTCGCGCTGCAGCTCGACCAGTTGCATGTCGGCCGGTGACGGCATGTTCCCGGAGTGCAGTTCGTAGGTGGAGGGCACGTAGCCGGTCGAGCCGGTGCGCCGGGCCGAGCGCCAGTCGGCCAGGAACTCTCGGATCACCTCGTCGTCGTCGGGGTCCATGCCGTCGCGGGCGGTGAAGTACTCGCGGGCGGTCGGGTCTTCCGAGTACATGGCGCTGGTCTGGTCCAGCAGGATCGAACGGCGGATGGCGCGGCTCCCGGTGGCCAGGATGCCGGGGTTGGGGGAGTCGAACCGGATGAGGTCAGCGAACGGGACTTCCTCACCGCCGACCCGCACTACCCGGGCGGTCGGGTCCACACCGGACGGTAGCCGCGAGGACTGCCAGTCACCACGGCGCGGTTCGATCGTGACCGGCTCGGTGTTCGGGTCGAGCCGGCGCGCCGATGACGGGAAGCCGTCCCAGGTGCGCGCGGTCACCCGCCACCACGAGACGGCGTCGAACACGAGATCTTCCACCGTCATGGCCAGCGTCACCACGTTGGGCACGTTCGGATCGATCTGTGCCAGCAACGGATTGCGCACGTGCCGATACTCGCTGTCGAGCTGCCAGAGCGGCAGGGTGGAGATCGAGCACAGCAGGTTCCGCCCGCGTAGGACGGTTGAGACGGACATGGCCGACGCCCGGTTGATGCCGATCCGGCCGGCGTAGAGATCGATCATCGTGCTGACCGGCGTCGGCAACCCCACGCCCTCGCTGAACCGATGTGCCGGTCCAGGCCGATCGAGCCTGGCTACCCGGTTGATCCACGACCAGAAGCCCATGCCCGCAGGGTACGGCAACACCCTGTGGTTTCCGGCCACGCGCGGTCACTTCGCAACAACGAGCCGGCGTGCCGGTGGCGCATGCGGGAGCAACCGTGCCATGTGGACCGCGCCAGCGACGGCGTACACGGCATCGATCGGGCCACCGCCCTCACCTCGGTCGAACACCCACGTGCCGTTGGCGAGCTTGGCCTGACGCGCGTCCCCGATCTGCATATTCAGCACCTCGTCCTGCGGGTGCAGCAGGCCGCCCGCGCGGGTCAACTCCTCGAGCCCCATGCACACCGCGGGCACCTCGGTGCGGATGTCGCGCACCTCCACACCCGGTGGTGGCCACGCGACCGAGCGGCGTTTCTTCGGTGCGGCCAGCTCGGTGGCCACCGCGGCCGCCGGGCCGTTCGGGAACCAGCCGAACACGCGCGGCTTGACCCGGGCAACCACCAGCGGCAGCGAGCGGCGCAGGGCCGCGGTGGTGTCCCACACCCGGACCAGCTCGACCCGGACCATGCCGTTGGCGTCCACCGCGGCGACTGCCAGCGTGGCGTGTTCCCCGTTCGGCGCCACGTCCAGACACGCCGCGATGCGGCCGCGCAGGCTCCCGAGTCCCGGTGAGCCGGCGCACGCACGCCAGTGCTCTGGGTTGATCGCAGGCCGCAACGTGGGCACGTCGATGCACATCACCTCGGTCATGAACTTCGTGAGTGCCTCACCCCCGGCGTCCATCGCGGTCCACGCCTCACCCAAAAGCGTCTCGGGATCGATGCGCCGCCCGGCCGAGCGCAGGCCCAGGTTCGGGTTGGCCTGCGCCAGCGCGGCCAGATCGTCGGGTGCCGAGTCCGGCGGCGCGCTCCACTCGAACAGGCCCACCCGCCGATCGCGGCCCTTGAGTGCGGTGGCCCGGACCTCCCGGAGTACCACCGCTTCACGGTCACCCTGGTTGCTGATCAACAGGGCTTGTGCATCGTCCACGGCGTTCATCGCGTGCATGCCGGCGTTGTAGGCGCCCCACTCCTTCTGGTGGCGCACCTCGTCCATCACCAGCCGGTTGAGCGACTGGGAGCGGCCACCCGATTCCTCTTTGGACGCCGCGATGCGGAACGTGCCGCCGGTCGTGCGGCACGCCGGCTCCTGGCAGTCATCGGCGCACTCGTCCGCGTGGGTCCAGCGCGGTGGCACGACGAGCATCTCCTGGCCGTTGGCCTGGCGGATGGCCGGCGTCGGCAACGGCCCGGCCAGCCGGCGCACACCGCGCGGCATTGTCACCATCGCGCCGGCCATCTCCGCGGCTTCGGACCAGTGGATGCGCGCGTAGTCCAACGTCTGCGCGGTCATGAGGATCATGGCCTGCGAGTCCTCGTAGGCCCACCACAAGATCAGCAGCTTGACGAACAGGGTCTTGCCGTTCTGCCGAGCGACGATGATCAGCACCCGGCGGAACCGCGGGCGGCCGTCGGGCAGCAACTCGCCCACGTGCACCGCTAGCCAGCGCTCCCACGGGTCCAGCGGGTAGCCGCGCGCCGCGCACCAGTCGACGAACCGGTAGCCGTAGGTGGTGTCGCGGGTGAGCGGCCGGAGCGGACGGGTCCAGATCCGCGGCGCCGTCCGGCCCTTCACCGCAGAGTAGTCAACGTCGACCTCGAACGCCGCTCCCTCCACAATCCGCGAGGGATCACCGGGACCGTCCGGCAGCAACTCTGCGTATACCGGGCTCGACCCGGCGTCATCGCTGGTCATCGGGCGGTCCTGGTCGGGGGGAGAGAAACACGCAGGCGGGTGTTCCCGGGCCCGGCCGGTTGGGGAAAACCGGTCGCGAGCCGGGCAGATCCGCCCTCACACTTTTTGATCATGCTCACCATTTAGTTACTCTCCGTATTTGTGGCCGGCGTCTGGTTGGCTCACCGATCGCAAGGTTGCACGGCTCGCATGCAGCGACCAGCCACCGCGGGTCATCACCCGTGACCGCACGTCCGCGCACGTGGTGCACGCAGGTGGCATCGGTGGTGCACACCGCAGGTAGCTGCACCTGGCATCGGTGCCGATCGCGGGCCAGCACCATCATGCGGATGCGGCGCCACCGCTTGCTCGAGCCGTTGCGCCACGCCCTGCTCATCGGGCACCGAGCGCGACGGCCATCAGGGCCAGGGCGCCGATGCACGCCAGTACCACCAGCACGCCGGCCACCACCTGCACCCACCACCAGAAGTCCTCGCTCACCTGAACATCTCCATCTGGTCAGGGTCATGACCGTTGCCGAGCTGGGCCATCTCCTCGTCGTGGTCGCAGCCCGGACATGAGTCGTGTGGTCCGTAGCCATGTCGGCACAGTGGGAAGTTGTCGCTCCTGCCTTCCCCGCCACTCACGCGCAGATCCACCCATGCGCGCACGGTCTTGCCCTCGGTGAGCTGGTGGCGTGCGGCGTCGAACGGGTCGGAGATGCCGAGCAGGTGGCGCGGCTGGACCTTGACCACCTCGGGCGTGATCTCCCTGCCGAGCGCGGCCTTGATGGACTGCGGGAGCCGACCCGCGATGACCCGGTTGGACCACTTGCGTTTGGCCTGCGCCTCGAGGAACTCGTTGAACTTCTCGGCCAGGTAGGACACGGGCACGAGGTGGTGCGGCGCAGGCTCGAGGTGTTCGGTAGCGAACTGGTAGCCCACGTCGCTGTCGGTGCGCCACTCCCGGGTGGCCGCGGCCACGCTCGGTGGGATGCGGTGCAGGCTCGAGCGGTCGGCGTACCAGCGGCGTGCGCCCTGAATCACCCACGCCAGCGCGGCCGCGGGCAGGGTCTCGTCCCGCTGGATGCGTGCCTTGAGGTCGGGATCACCCCACCGTTCACCCGGGCGTAGCTCGTCGGCCACCCCGGGCGTGATGAACCGGAACGGGAACCGGCAGGCGACCAGCCGGCGCCATGTGCCGTGATCTGTGGTGGCGACGAGCGGGAAGTGGTTGGTGTTGATGAACAGCGAGTGCGTGGTGGGGAACGTGATCGAGTCCTGGCGCATGCGGCGTGCGCTGATGAACGGGGTGCCGATCACGGACTTGAGCTGGTGGGTGTCCAGGTTGCCTTCCTCGGGGGTCTCCTCGAGCAGGGCCAGGCGCAGGCCGCGCAGATCCATCAACTCGGTGGGGTGCTGCCCGGCGGCGCCCTGCAGCAGCACCCGGTGGGAGATCAGGCCGGCGTAGGTGCCGAACGCGCGCATGATCGCGGACATGAACGCGCTCTTGCCGTTCTCGCCACCGCCGACGGTGAGCACCAACGAGTCTTCGGCGTATCCGGTGAGCGCTTGGCCGCATCGGACCTGCAGCCAGTCGCGGGTGTCGACCGGCACCGCCTCGAGGATCTCCGACCAGGTGGCCGAGCTGGCATCGGGGTTGTAGGGCGCGCCGGTCTGTTTGGTGAGCAGCAGGCCGGGGTTGGACCGGCCGAGCATGCCGGTACGCAGGTCGAGCACGCCGTTGGTGCAGTTGACCAGATCGGGCCCACGGTCGAGGTCATCGTGGCCGGTGAGCACGCCGTTCATCGCTTCTGCGAGCTGCAGAATGCCGCCGATGTTCTGCGCGTTCATGGCGGCCTTCCAGAGCACGGCCTGTTCGGCGCGGCCGTCGCGGCGCAGGTCATCGACCCGTTGCCCCATGTACTCGCGCACGGTGTCGCGCACCACCCGGCCGGACTTGGGCACCGACACCCACCGGCCACCCTGGTACTCGTGCCAGCCGATGCCGGCCACGAACCGGAACCGGGTGTGCAGGACGTTCACCACCAGCAATTGCGCAATGTCCGACTGCACGCCGCTCATCCGCGGTTGTGCCTCAACGTCGGCGTCGGGGTCCGGCATCATCTCGAGCATCTACATCCCCACCTTGTTCATGATCAGTTACGCCAGTTACGGCAGTCTAGTAAACGCTTCTCGCGCAGGCGTGCGCGTGCGCGCGTGAGAGAACTAATCAGGACTGCCGTAACTGGCGTAACCGTGCTGTTCAGAGCAGGCACAGGGGGCAGTCAGGTATCGGCCTGCGGTGTGCGGCGTGTTCGTGTCGTTCCCGTGCGTAGCGGTCGGCGTCCGCGCCCCACCGACGCCGCTCGATCTCCGCGTAGCTCGAGCTTGAGCCCGGCCAGACGGCGTGCACGGCGTGCGCGTCGGCCACCTCGCGGCGCCGCCGGTCCCACTCGAGCCACTCGGCCAGGATGAACGCGACGTGCGGGGACGACTGCAGCAGGCGCCACGCCGCGGCGTCGGCCAACACCTGCTCGTCCACGGTGGCGGGACGGTGCGCGCCGGACCACACGCCGGCCGGCACGCCACCGCCCCACCACGTCACTCTGCGCCGCCGGGGTTCCACGTCCGACTCTTCACCGCGCCGCACGTGCACTCCACGACGATGTACTGGCCGTCCTGGTAGCTGTCGCCGTCGTCGTTGTGCTTGTGGTCCTGGCGGGCGGTGTCGCGGTTCTTGTCCCGCCGGTTGTGGTCGCCCTTGCCTGGCGTCTTGGCCATGGTCAACTCCTGTTCGTGATCTTGCGTTGAGTGCTGTCGACGTGGGTTGCGGTGAGCGCGGCCAGCAGGATGGCCAGCGCGGCGACGGCGGGCACGAGCAGGTTCACGCCGTGCTCGACTGCCCACGCGATGCCGACGACGAGCACGCAGGCCACCAGCCACCGCAGGGCCGACGTGCCGAACTGGCGCGCGAGCTGGCGGCCGGTCACTTGCACCGCCCGGACTCGTGCAGCTCGGTGGCCACCGTGTTCCGCGTGCTGTACCACTCCTCGCAGGTGTCGCACTGCGCCATGGCCGCGGCGCGCGCCTTCCCCTCGGGGCTGGCGGCGCGCTCGTTCATCTGGCGCGCCGCCCGGCGTCCCCGGCTCATCAGATGTCGTTCTCGTACTCGTACCGGGCCTCGGCGCCATCGCGGAACTCGTCCGGGTGCTCGTAGTCGTCAGCATCTCCACGACCAGGTGCACCCTCGCGGCCGGCCATCCAGCACGGGCACGGCAGTGCGGTGGTGTCCTCGGGGTCGTACTCGGCGAACGTCTTGTGTGGCATCTCGTCTCCCAGGGGTTGTGGTGAGGGCCAATCATGTGCCTATGATGTCGGCATGTCAACCCGACAAGATGACAGGATGTGAACCACATGGCTGAGTCGGAGAACCTGACCGAACAGCTCAACGTCATGGTGACCCCCACTACCAAGGTCGCCCTCGAGGAACGCGCCTGGCTGCAGCGCACCTCGGTGGCCGCCCTCGTGCGCCGCGCCCTGAACGCCTACGTGGAGGGCACGGCCGCCGTCCAGCCGGCGCCGCCCGCCAGCGACGCCCAGCACAAGTTCGG